TCCACGTTAAGATCGAAAAACCCGAGTAAAACCGCTCTTTGGCGTCAAAAACACTCGATCTAAGCCTTCGCCCCGCGCAAGGCGAAGTATTCAGCGCAAAAAATAGATTCCGCGTCTTAGTTGCAGGCCGCCGCTTCGGAAAATCCTATCTTTCCTGCATCGAACTATTCACCAAAGCCCTGGAACGCCCCGGCGAAACGTTCTTTTACTGCGCTCCGACCTACCGAATGGCGAAAGACATCGCCTGGAAAACGCTCAAGAAAATAATCCCCAAGGAATACATCCGCGCCAAAAACGAAACCGATCTGCGCCTAGATCTTGTCAATGACTCCACGATCGAACTAAAAGGCACCGAAAACGCCATGGCTCTTCGTGGCCGCTCCCTTGCTGGAGTTGTACTCGACGAAGCCGCATTTATGGAATCAGAGGTGTGGTTTGAGGTCATTCGTCCCGCCCTCGCGGACAAACAAGGTTGGGCACTATTTATTTCCACCCCCGATGGAACAGCCAGCTGGTTTTATGACCTCTGGTGTTTTTGCGAAGAAGATAAAACCGGCGATTGGATTCGCTGGTGCTACACAACGATCGAAGGGGGCAACGTTCCAGCACATGAAGTCGAAGCAGCCCGCGCTCAGCTTGATTCGCGCACGTTCCGCCAGGAATTTGAAGCGTCGTTCGAGAACCTCACCGGACTCGTCGCCGTCAGCTTCAACGACACCAACATCTCCACCGAAGCCCAAGACATCTCCGTCCTCCCCCTCCTCCTAGGAGTGGACTTCAACGTCGATCCAATGTCCGGCATCTGCGCCGTCAAAAAAGACGACACCCTCTACGTCTTTGACGAAATCATGATGCGCGGTGGCGCAACCACCTGGGACTTCGCAGAAGAAGTAACCCGCCGCTACGGCGTGGACCGCCGCGTTCTTGCTTGCCCCGACCCCACGGGTGGAGCCCGCAAAACCAGCGGTGTCGGCGTCACCGACCATACAATCCTCCGCCGCAGCGGCTTCACCGTTCAGTCTCCCAAAGCCCCCTGGAAAATCCGAGACAAAATAACCGCCGTCAACACCGCGCTTCTCGACGCCAGCGGAGCCCGCCGCACCTACATCCACCCCCGCTGCAAAGAACTTATCAAATCCCTCCGTACCCTCACCTACGCCCCTGGAACGGGCTTACCTAACAAAAATCTAGGAGTAGACCACGCTTTCGACGCTTTCGGGTATCTTGTGCTGCAGCAGTTCAACTTGGCCAAGCCCGAGGCCATGGGGACTACGACATACCGCCTGTATTAAGGATGTTTCGTCCGCTAAACGCGCCCCTCTGCCCCAAATGCGGATCAAATGAGACACGTGTCCTCGGAAAATACACCTCACAAGACGGCGATTCAGTTCGCGACCGCGTTTGCCGCGATTGCGACCACCGCTGGAGAACCCTACAACCGCCCGAAGAAGTATTAGACCCATCGATACTGGTCAAATTCCCACGCTGGAAATCGCTCGAAGGAAGTAGGCGTCAAGTAACGCTGGAATACGTCTCCAAGGGCCGTTAAACTAGAAGCACCTCATCACCTGTTTGTCATGCCTAAGGGCCCTGGAACTTATGGCACACAAAAAGGCCGTCCGCCCAAGAAGAAAAAGGGCATGAAGAAAGGCAGCAAAAAGATGCGGTGTAGCTGTGGCGAGTGAAAACGTCCCAACCAACAAGGCGCTTTATGCTCGCGTAAAGGCTGAGGCCAAGCGCAAGTTTGACGTGTATCC